TAGATGAAGCTAATAAAAGAGAAATTAAAAATATAATTTTAACTTACAGAGAATTTGATACCCTATGTAGAAATACACGATTCTCGCATTGTCTTCTTGAAAAAAAGAAGCCCATTGAATATTGGATTTTTGGAAAGAGAATAATCTTTGATGAGGACATAGAATATCAAGGATTACTTACTAAATCGAGGATTAAAATATGATAATCACATTACCTTTCAAAACACCGACGGTAAATCATCTTTATTTTAATTGGAAAGGAAGAACTATAAAAACTAAGGAAGCTAAAGAATTAAAAAAAGAGATTTTAGAATTAGTTGGTGGTAGCTGGAATGAAATACAATCACGACAAATAAAAGATAAAACATTAAAAGTTGTAGTAGAAGTTTATGAAGATTGGCTTTGTAAAGATGGAAGTGTTAAAAAGAAAGATGTAGCAAATAGAGAAAAGTTTATAATAGATAGTGTGTTTGATAGTTTAGGAATAGATGATAAGTATATTTACGAATTAATAATAAGAAAGGTTCAAAGCGAAAAAGAACAAGCGATAATAAAAATTGAGGTATACAATGAAATTTAAAAAAGGAAATATCCCACATAATAAAGGAAAGAAATGTTCTTGGGTAACTGAAAAAAATCTAAAAGATAATCCTATGAAAAATAGCAAAAGTGTAGAGAAAATGCGAAAAAAGAAATTAGGGAAAGGTAAGGGTTGGATTTCATCTGGTTATAAATGTTTAAGTATAAATGGGATAAGATATTTTGAACACCATTCTGTATGGTTGAAAGCAAATCAATTACACAGAATTCCAATGGGTTGTGTGATACATCATCTTGATGGAAATAAATTAAATAATAGTCTTGGAAATCTTCAATTAATGCCAAATAAAGAGCATATGGAATTTCATGCACTTATTCAAGGAAATATGATAGGAGCTAATAAATGAAAATAATTTTTAAGGGTGACTGCTTTTCTCCGACAGGAATCGCAACTGCAAATAGAGAAATGGTTAAGGCGTTAGCCAAAAGAGATGATGTTGAAATTCAAGTAGCTGATGTATGGAATTCTAAGTATGATTGTAATAAAGGATTAGAATATTTGAACAAAGCTATTGATGGAAATTCTAAAGATATTAAAACTATTTTTGCTGCTTACCCTCAAACTTGGCAAGGTGGCTATGGAGAATTAATTGGACACCCAATTCATGAGGGGACTAAGATATTTCCACAATGGATTCCATTAATTAATCAATGCGAAAAGATATTTGTTTGTTCTGAAAGTAATAAAAATTTGTATAAATGGAATGACATTACAATTCCAATAACTGTTATTCATTATGGAACTAATCCAGAAATTTATAAACCGGCACAGCTAAGGAACAGCTCTGGCACAGCTAAATTTACATTCCTTTCAGTTAATTCTTGGAGTGGTGAAGTTGGAGATAGAAAAGGAACTGATTTACTTTTAAGAGCATTTGATGAAGAATTTAAAGAGGGCGAAGCAAAATTAATTTTAAAGATTGGAACTTTCTGGCAAGATAAAAGAGATTACAAACAATTAGCAAAAAACATTTTAGGACATGAAAATAAAGATATAATAATTGATACAGAATATAAAAGTGAAGAAGATTTAGTTAAGTATTATCAAGAAGCAGATTGTTTTGTAGCACCCACAAAAGGAGAGGGATTTGGATTAACAATCTTAAACGCTATGGCTTGCGGATTACCAGTAGTTGTGACTAAAGATGTTAATTCTGGACATATGGATTTCTGTAAAGATAGAGATTCAGTTGTTTGGATTGATGCGACAGAAGTTGAACAAGGAGATCCTCGATTTTATTGCCCTGGAAATATGTTAGCTAAACCAGACTTTGAAGATATTAAAAAACAAATGAGATTTGCTTTTGAAAAGAAAGATGAATTAAAAGCAAGAGGCTTAGAGGTTAGTAAAGAAATTAGAGAGCATTGGACTTGGTCTGTAACGGCCGAGAAGATTGTTAAATTTTTACAAAATGACTAAATCAAAAGGAAAAATCAAAAACAGAAAGAAGATTAAACTTAGTGAAACACACAAGGAGAGCATTAAAAAATCTATGAAAGGCAAACATAAAGGTAAAGATAACCCTGCTTGGAAAGGTGGAAAGAGTAGAAAATACTCACAGACATTAAAAAAGACATTACCTCAAGTTTGTGTGGTTTGTGGTTCTAATGAAAATTTAGAAATACATCATAAAGACAGAAATCCAGAAAATAATGAATTATCTAATTTGGAAATTCTTTGTAGGTATCATCACAAGATAGAACATATTGCACATCTAATCCCATTTCAATATAAAAAAGGAGAGAATAACCACACAAGAAAATGAAATCAAATGAATTAAGAAAACATTTTGTATCATCAAGCAAATATCACTCCTATAAATGTAAGATATGTAAAAAAACATTTAAATCTATAAATGATATTAAAGAACACTTCATATTAGAACATATGGAAGCTACAATTAAACTTAGAAAACCTCAGAAACTTTATCCCTATTATTTCTTTAGTGATGAGGAGAAAGTTATTGATGGAAAAGAATATATTAAACATGCTAAAATTTGGTATAATAAATCTAAAAAAGAAAAAATAGTGGAATATCTAAAATGAATCCAGAAGAATTAAAGGAGATGAATGAAATTGATTGGTGGCATCAAATGGAATTAGACGGAGTCATGACTCCTGGCAGAGATTATACTCAACCAAAGTTACAAACAATACAATTACCAAATAATTTGAAGGGAAAAAGTGTGATAGATGTAGGAGCCTGGGATGGCTTCTTCTCTTTTGAATGTGAAAGACGAGGTGCTAAAGATGTTTTAGCGATTGATACAATTACTTGGAAAGAAGGCCCACTTTGGGCAGCAGATAAAGGTAGAGAGATAATGCATACTGGAAAAAAAGGTTTTAATTTTGCTCAAACAATCCTTAATTCAGCAGTTCAAAGTATGGAAATAGAAGTTATGGACTTAGCAAAAGCACAACCTAAACAATTTGATTTAGTTCTTTGCTTAGGAATTATGTATCACATGAAAGACCCTTTTGGGATGTGTAAAGTTATGTATGATATTACTGCAGAGGGGGGGATGTGTATTATTGAAACTCATATGGATTGTATGAATATTAGAGATAAGGCTGTAATGGCTTTTTATTCTGATAAACAATGTAACAACGATCCTGGAACTTGGTGTGGGCCTAACCCTAAGTGTGTTGCAGAAATGCTAAAGGCTGCAGGATTTAAAGAAGTTAAAATGGTTTTTGCCAATGAGCAAATTCACAGGGGGGTATTTCACGCATTCAAATGATGACTTGTTTTCTCTGTTCTAAAGGAATTTTTCATGGCGAAGAAATCCCAATTAGAGTGGATGGAGAAGAAAAGGTAATCTGTAAGGAGTGTGATGATGAAGAAGCATGGGAATAGAAGATAAGAAAATAACTGTAATGACATTTGGAGATAATCCTAAGATGTCTACTGGCTATGGTTGTGTCTGGGATAATTTACTTCGTAGATGGGCTAAGATGAAACCTAAATGGGATTTCATGCATGTTGGTTGGCAGAACACTGATAGACCACATAAACGTGCTGAGGGTTACTATATGCTACCAAGAGGTAGAGATAATCATGGGTTTGATATGGTTCTACCAAACTTGATGAAATATAAACCTGAGATATTAATTACCCTTTGTGATGTTGGAAAACAAAGTGGATTTATTGCAGGAATTAAAGAAGCAAAACAAAGAGGATGGAAAGGAAAATGGTTAGCTTATACTCCTATTGATTGTCACCAGTGGGCGGTTCATTGGACTGAGATATTTGCTACACCAGATATTAATATCGCCATGGCTAAGTTTGGAGAAATAATGATGAAGAATAATGATGTTCCTAATGTAAAATATATTCCTCATGGTGTGGATACAAAGGCTTATTTTCCAAGTGCAGATAGGGGAGAAAGAAGAAAGGCATTTGGAATAAACGAAAAGTTTGTTGTAGGGTTTGTTGGAAGAAATCAAACAAGAAAGATGATCCCCCATATGATGAGAGGATTTGCTAATTTTGCTAAAGGTAAAGATGATGTTACTTTGCTAATGCATACTGATGCTCATCCCCCAGGTGGAGAGGGTAGAGGTTCTGTGATAGACGCTCTTGTTTGGAAATTTGAAAAAGAAAGTGGTGGAGATTTATTTGCTTCTAAAAAGATAATGATGACTCAAGGAGATATGGATATTCTTACAAGACAAGCAATACAACCAGACAATATGAATGATGTTTATAATTTATTTGATTTGTTTCTTTACTCTACTGGTGGAGAGGGATTTGGCTTACCAGCGATTGAATCTCAAGCAAGTGGATTACCTATTCTTATGAGTAATAATACTACTGGCCCAGAATTAGTTGAAGAAAGTGGAGAGTTAATTGATACATTGAAAGATAATCATGGAAGACCTATTGGTTATATTGGAACTAATGGTGTTGAAAATCTTATACCTGATGATGTTCATATAACTCAATTACTTGAAAAGTATTATACAGATTGGAAAGGAGATAGAGAAACTCTGAAAGAGATGTCTGAGAAAAGTAGAAAGTTTGCACTAACTTATGATTGGGATATTGTAGCTAAGCTTTGGCTTGACTTGTTCGAGGAGAATATCTAATGGGAAGAAAATGTCCTTGGATGGCAGAGAGAAATAGAAAATATAGAACCTTTAAAGAGAAAATAAAGAAAAATTGTAATTTCTGTAATATAGAATTTTTTGTTAGGCCATCTAATAAAGACGCTAAATTCTGTTGTAGAAAATGCAAGGATGTTTCTCAAATAGTTAAAAATTCACATAGTCATAATCAGAAAGTGTATAAGGAATTAAGTAAATTATTTCCTCAAGAATGTATGCTTTGTGGAACAGATGACAAGTTACTTGTTCATCATAAGGATGGAAATAAATTTAATAATTCATTATGTAATTTATCTATTCTTTGTAGGGGTTGCCATAACAGGGTTCATCTGAGGAAATCTGGAAAGTTAGTAATAATTTCCACACCCCATTCATGAGAACAATACAACAGATATTAAAGGGAACAGATTATGAAAATAATCAAGTAGAATACTTCTGGGCTAAATGTTATGTTGATTTTGCTTTCTTCGCAGAACATCTTTTTGAATTTGATATGTCAGATTATCATCGAGAATGGTATACTCTAATGGAGAAGTATCCTCGTCTTTGTTTAATGGCTTTTCGAGGTTCTGGGAAAACTAATTTAGTTGCAGCATATTTTATTTGGAAAGCAGTCTTTGGAGAAAATTTATCTTTTCTTATTCTTTCACAAGATTTTGAAGATAGTAAAAAGGTTTTAAAAATTATAAAAAATATGTTTGCAGATAATGAAATGCTTGCTCAATTTATACCCCGAGATAGAAACGTATCTTGGAAAGCAACAGAATTAACAATTAATAATAGATGTATATTTTATTGTAAAACTTATGGAGAGGGTGTAAGAGGATTAAGAATTGATTTTCTTCTTTGTGATGAGGGAGGACAATACGAAGATAAGTCTATTTTCTGGACTGCGGTTTCTGCAGTTGTTCAATTAAATCGTGGAAAGATATTTGTGATCGGAACACCAAAATCTCCAATAGATTTACTACATGAATTAAAAGAAAATGAAGAATATTACTTTGATGAATATCCAGTAGTTAAAGACGGAAAACCATTATGGCCACAAAAATATACAATGTTAGAACATGATACAGAAACTCAAAGAAGTATCCCAGCAATAAAAAAAGAGATAGGAGAACTACCTTTCCAACAAGAGTTTATGTTAAAACCAATCAGCGACGCTAATTCACTTTATCCAATAGAATATTTAAATGAAGCACTTGCTAATACAGAAAAGTTTTTACCATTCGGAAGAAAGAATGAACAATATTATGTAGGGTATGATATTGCTGGTGGAAATCTAAAAGGAGATTATGTTGTGATGACTGTCTTGGGAGTAACTAAAGAAAAGAAAAGACTTGTGAAAGGATTAAGATTTAGAAATACGTTTGAAGAACAACTTAGAATCTTTAGAGATTTATACAATGATTTTAAACCAGCAAGAGTTGTAGTTGATGCAACAACAATCGGAGAAAAACAAGCTAAGGATATTGAACAAGAATTTGGTGGGGTAGAAATGCTGAAAGTAACCTATGAAATAAAACATAAAATCTTAATGGATTTAAGGAGAGAATTTGAAAGATATAATATGGTTCTCCCAAACAACAGGGACGATGATGCTTATGCTTTTACTCAACAATTAGTCACAGAATTAAGTGAAGTTTCTATGCATGTAGATTTGAGAGCTGGACAAACAACCAGAAACAAATTATCTTTTGGAAAATATGATGACTGTGTTAATAGTTTAGCTTTCGCAAATCGAGCTTCTCAAGACCCTTATGGTGCAGTTTCTTTTAGAGGGGTTTAAGAAAATATTTATTCCCTTTCCTTTGGATTTCATTAAGAATATTCAATGTAACAAATCCTTTAGTCGCTTCCAGGGAGCCATCATGATAATTTAATATAATTGATTTATAGAATTTCTCTACTAAATCACATTTCTTTAGTTTATTTTTCTTACAGAATTCGTCCATTGAGTCTTTAATCATACTGCTTATGATAAGATTCTCTTGTTTTTTGTCATAAGTATACTCTTTTCCTTTAGTTTTACGCTTTATCATTGTTTTATAGAAAACGAACATAAACTACTTAAACCTTGTTATATTAAATAAGTGATGGAAAATAAACCTAAATTAACTAAAACTGCAAGTATTAGAGGCTTGGATGTTAGTTATGTGCCGCATGCAGATTCATCGGGTATCTTTAAAGAAATATTTTCTCAAGAAAAATCTGTTAATGTTCAAACTCTTTATGATGTGCTTAAGGCTTCTCCAGAAGCTTTTGCTTGTATTATGGCTAAGGTTGAAGACATCTTGGCTGATTACTGGAAGTTTGCTTCGCCATCTAATTCTAAAAAATTAAGTAAAGCTGCATTGGATAAGGTGCATGAATTTGAAATAAAATCTAAATTTTATCAAGTCTTTACTGATGCTTGTTTTGATTATTTCGCAACTGGTAATGGTTATATCCTTAAACTTTCTGTAGATAAAGAAAAATTAAAAAGTATTCTTGAAAATTTAACTCACTATATGGCAAGAAAGTTAGGGGTTACTGGAATAAGTAAAGCAGACCAATTCAAAATATTAAAACAAGAGGGTGGGATTCCAAATGATTTACAATTATTAAAATCCTCTACAATAAAAATCAATTATGATAAGACTGGAGATATAGCCTCATACACTCAAGAAGTAAAAGGAGAAAAGAGAGTCTATCAACCAGAAGATATAATTCATTTAGGGGGAGTAAGAATTGGTGGAGGGCCTTATGCTTTTTCAGAATTAGAGCCTTTACTTTCAGATATTGGAACATTAATATTTGCTAAAGAATTTGCTGGAAACTATTTTGAAAATGATGGGGTTCCTTATTTTATTTTCAAGATGATTGAAGAATCTCCAAACGGTAGAAACTATAAATTACTAAAAAAAGAATTAAGAGATTTAAAAAAGAAAGGAGAGAAATATCGTTCTATGGTTTTAACTGGAAATGTAGATCCAATTCAAGTTAATAAATTTAATAAGGATATGGAATTCGCGAAGCTGGTAGAACACTTCACACAAATAATCTTTATGGGATTAGGAGTCCCAGCAACAAGAGTTAATTATGCATTAGCAAACAAAGACGCAACTGCAAAACAAGCAGGAGTTATAGAATCTGGTTATTATAAAAAAATTGCTTTTATTCAGAAAGGAATGGAAACTACTTTGAACAAAGAATTATGGAGTCACTTCGAGGTTCGTATGAAATTTAATAGAGCTTATAAGATTGATGAAATGAGAGAGGCACAAATAATTCAAATCCTAACACAAGGACAAATGATTACTGTAGAAGAAGCAAGAGAAAGAATGGGTATGGAACCAGAAATTCCTAAAGGGACAATGCCAAATTCATTGGGAGATGAAAACGCTATTAATTTTGAGAAAGACCAAAAAGAACAAGCAAAAATTGATGATAAGCCAAAAGATAAAGTTGATAATAAACTTAAATCTGTAATGTTGAGGAAAGGATTAACAGATAGTATTTCAGTATCTTATACAGATTTCATTTCTATTGTTGAAAACAAGTTAGGTCCTGGAAATTTCACAAAAGGTAAGGTTCTTTATGTTGAAACCATGAATGAATTTATACTATTTTTTGGGGATGAAAGCTGGAAATATAAAACAAGAATTGATAAAAACTCTATAGATGTAGAGCAATTTAGGGTAGAAAAGCTGCAAACGTTCATAAAATTGAAGATATAGTTTTATAGAAAACAAACATAGTTCTTTTAAACTATTAACGCTTAAAAGTTTTAAGCTTTGCTAAGAAGTTTTAATCAAATGAGTAAAAAATTTACGTTTATATGTAATGCAGCAGATTGTTATGAAGATACCATGGTTCTAAAAGGTAGTAAAAAAGAAGTTTCTCAAAGATTTATTTCTGTAATTGTTAGTGGATTAGAAACAGATAAGCAAGACGAAATGATGAGTCAAGAGGGAATAGATGATATGATTCTTCAATATAAATCTGCAACAATACCTTTCTTTTCAGACCACGGAGTAAATGCTCAAGGAGAACCTGGGAATTATACATGGAAAGGAATAATGGGTGTTTGGACTGATGCTGTTCAAGAGGGAAAACATCTAAAAGCAACACTTAGATTAAATGAAGCTCACCCAGACGCAGACTTATTTTTTAAATATATTCAAAATAAAATGCCTGTTGGATTTTCAATCGGTGGAAACCCAGTAAGCGAACCAGAGATGGTGGAGTTACCAGAATGATAAAAAAGAAAGTAGGAAAGAAATGGGGAAAGATAAAATTATTAGAAACTTCTGCAGTTGGAATACCTGCTTATGATTACGCAATTAACAAATCATTTAAATCCTTGATTAAAGCTTTGAGGGAAACCGCAGAGCCGATAAAGGGGGAATTAAATTTGGAGAAAAGTCCTATGGAAGAAGAAGAAGCTACTGAGACACCTGTCGAAGAA